GCCATTAACTCCTCTGTTTAGCCTTTTCTTCTTCTTCCTCAAGGTGTTGTTGGAGAAGTGCGACATAAACATCACGCTCCCAAGGCATCATATTTTCAATCTCTGTCAATGAGTATTTATGGTACTGAATCAAAGCGAAATTGAGTTTAAAATAAGCCTCAAGATCCATGTGGATCATGGCTATGCGAAAAAACTTGAGAGACCTTCCAGTACTACTGTACTTTTCTCTTTAGTTTTTGGATTCACTATCTCAACAGTATGAGAAAGTCTAGGCATTGTCTCAAAGAACTTCTCAATCTGTTTGAATTGGATTGAACTCATACCTTCAAGAAACTCTACCACTTCTTTCTTACTTACATCAGCAGTAGCCCATACTTCATCTTCATTGTAAATCTTATCAATACAACTTGCAATCAACTCAAATGATTTATTGAGGTCCATTTCATCAGTCATGGAGAAGTTGTTTTTAATGAACTGATCCAGTGAAGGATACTTCATGTCCATCATCAACTCATCATCAAGTTTGATCTGTTTGTTATGATCCTCATTCTCCACTACTAGAATTTCATCAAGAGCGATAGTCACAGGAACCTGTGTCTCTCCATCATCAGGTGCAGTGATATTAACTTCCACTTCCTCACCAACAGATTTACCACGGATGTTTAGAAATAGATATTCAATATCAAATGTAGGAAGTGTTTCTACTTTCACACCTCTTGTAGTTACACAAGATTTGATTACAGACTTCACTGCTGTTGTAATTTGTTTGGTATCTTCACTCTCTAAAGCAAGAACCAAAAGTTTCTCTTCTTTCACAAGGAAAGGACGATAATTAATCTTCTTCTTTGTAGAAGGTAGCACCAACTCATATGTTGGTGTTGCAATTGTTGGTAAAGGCATAATATTCTAAAAAACCTCAGTGTGTATATTTATTGGCTCTCAGCAGCCTCAATTCTGTCAACAAATCTTACATATCTTGTAAATGTCATTGATACAGAATACTTAAGAATCTGACTTCCATCATATGAAATAGGAGTACTAATAATATTCAATGGAAATGCATCTACTAATGTATAAGTCAGTTGATATGTGCTGCCGTCTTCAAAGATACTTCTTGATGTAGAAACATCCTTTTCAAACTTTACAACATACATATTAGTCTTATATGTATTAGGATAGTTCATCCTATAGTTAGCGGTTCTACTCAAAGCATTGATGTCACTCAACCTTTGATCTTCACCTTGACCAGAAATGTAGTCAAACCAACCATCAAATAAGTTAATCACTTTATAATCGTGATCCACATAGAATGATAGATCCACAGTATCATCATACATCCTACGATAGACCATCTTCTCCCGAACACCTTGGTAGTCTCCTACCACTTCATGTGTTGAGAAACTACTACCAGGTAGAGTTGCACTATTACACAAAAGTTCTACATTCTCACCTTCAGATGCATAATCAAACCCATTCTTCTTCAGATGTGCAAGAACTGCAGCAGGTGGTGATAACTTAATCTGATATACAGATGTTTGAGCAAGATTCAATATCCTACTCTTCAAACTAGATGTTTTGATGGATCCGATAGCCATCTATAAATACACTTGATTACTATTACTATGTATATGAGTTTTGGGACAATTTATAAAGTCAAAGTATAAACCTTCTAACCCAGAGAAGTATCAAGGTAACCCAAACAATATCATTTGTCGTAGTAGTTGGGAAAGACGATTTTGCAACTGGTGTGATACCAATCCCAACATACTTAGGTGGGCAAGTGAGGAGTTTTCAATTCCATACATCTCCCCTACAGATGGAAGAGTACATAGATATTATCCAGATTATTTGATTGAGTTTCGTGATGTATCTGGTAAAGTAAAGAAACAAATTATTGAAGTTAAACCAAAGAAACAAACACAACCACCCAAACCAGGGGCACGTGTTACCAAATCATTTCTTTATGAGGCTTCCATGTATGAAAAGAATATGGCTAAGTGGCAGGCTGCTGTTGAGTTTGCTAAAGATAATGGTATTGAATTTAGGATCATTACAGAAGATGAGTTAGGTATCAAACAAAATGATAGTAGACGCACTGGATCTGGAGGAGTACAACGGAGAAGACAGTCGAATAAACGGCCTCATAGATGATGTCAGAATCCTAAGAGAATCTGACAGAATGATGGAAGCTATCCTCACTCTCCTTACTGACACACCAATGCCAATACCACAGGTTGGCTGTTACTATACTTTCTCATACAAAGCAAAGACACCAAGGGTTAGATATGATAGTAATCCACTGATTGCATGTACTGGTGTATATAAGTGGGGGTTCACAGGTATCAACTATCACTGGGGAGATCATCGTAATTATTCTTGGGAAGAACTAGTTACTAGCCCATACCTAGTATATCCTTCAGAACTGGAAGATCTAAGAAGTATTTCATATCAAAACTACAAGATAAATAGATCGTAAGGTGTAATCTAAATGGCCATAGTTAAGACCACTAGAGTTTGGAATGGTTTGCCCGTAGAAGAGAGCACCAATACTGACACTGGTGTTGTTGAAATCAGATCGGGTTCCTTTCTTGGATCTCAAGGAGATCTTCTTGCCACTGGTGATGCAAAAGGAAATTGGTCTTATAATGATCAGGCAGGATTTCGTCGCAGATATAATAATGTACAAAGAAATCAAGGAAAACCTGATCTTAGTCAAGAAGATTTCAATAAAGAGTTTTTCACAAATGGAACTAATCAATTCAATAATGACAGAGCCGCTGTTCTAAACAATCCTGATAATTATGAAAATAAAGAAGATTATGAGAAGAAATCTAAGGCATATGCAGAGAGTGGAATTCCTGATGTAAAGAATCCCGAAACAGGTGAAAAAAATAATAGTGAAGGTGATTCAGTATCTGATCCTGATAACAACGAAGCTCCTGAATCAACAGGTGGTAATAGTTTCTTTAGTGGTTTGGGAGAAATTGAAGAATTAGACATTGGTTCTTTTCCAGGAACTCTTCTTAGATATCCAATAGGAGCAATTCCAGATCTTGGATATGATTTTATTCAATTTAAAGCACACAAATATAAACCAGGGAATACTCTAGCAGTTAGTGGACCTGGTGCCAGACTTGATCTTGGTGCTGCTCTAGAAACCATCATTCTCCCAATGATTCCAAACATTTCAGAAAGTAATTCTGTTGGTTGGGGTGAAGATAAGTTGAATCAAATTCAACAGTATGCAGCAGAAGTAGCTGCTACAACAATGAATACTGCTGTTAAAGAAGGAGGAGGACTAGGGGCAGCAGTTGCAACACTTGTAGGTGGAACAGGTAAGGCTATTAATGATGTTCTTACAAATAATCCAGGATTACAAAATGCAATCATTGCTCACTTTGCAGGACAGGCTGTAGGTACTAATGTTCTCGGTAGAGCAACTGGTGCTGTATTGAATCCAAATCTTGAGTTGTTATTCAAAGGACCAACACTTAGATCTTTTAACTTCACCTTCAAGTTTAGACCTAGAAATAGTCAAGAATCTCTGATGGTGCAAAATATCATCAGAACATTCAAAAGAAACATGGCTGTTCAAAGAAGTTCAAGTGAATTATTTCTTCTTACACCTAATATTTTCACAGTAAAATACATGTATGGTAAAAAGGGATCTGATGTTGAAGAACATCCATTTATGAATCGTTTGAAACCTTGTGCATTAACAGCTTTCACAGTAAGTTATACACCAGACGGTAACTATATGACTTATGACGATGGGGCTTTAACTGGTTATGATGTGAGTTTCACTATGTCAGAGATCGTACCAATATATGCTGATGAACAACAAACTGTAGGAGGAACAGGATACTAATGGCTAGGAAAAAGTATTTCAGATATGTACCAAACTTCGACTATGTAAGTCGTCTTTCTGGTTCTCAATCTATCTCTGATTATATTCAGACAAAGAACCTATTCAAGAGAGTTAGACTTTCTGATGAGATTTTTGAAAACCTCACGTTCTTTACTAAGTATAAGGTCAATTCAGAGGATAGACCAGACAATGTTGCATACAAAGTATATGATGATGCAAATTTAGATTGGTTGGTGATGTTATCTAATAATATTATCAACTATGAATCTGAATGGCCTATGGATCAAGTATCTTATAACAACTATCTGTTGAATAAGTATGGTTCATATGAAAGTGTATATAACATTCACCACTATGAAACTATAGAGATTTTAGATAGTAACAAACAGGTTATCTTACAGAAAGGATTAGAAGTTCCTGTAGATTTCTCTATCACCTATTATGATTCTGCTACTGGTACTGAGAAGATTGCAAACAATATCACAGATGGTATCAGTAATCAACAATATGAAGATAAGATACAAGATGCTAAATCAAACATCTATCTTCTGAAACCAAACTATCTTCCTGTGATTCTTGAGGAGATTGAGAACCTAATGCCATACAAAGAAGGTAGTACACAATATATTGGTAGATCACTTGTTAAGGGTGATAACATTAGATTGTATCAATAAAAAAAGTAATAGGAGCAAAAAAATACCAGGATTTTTTATCCCGGTATTTAGGAATCAAGCGCTGAATTTAGTTTCAGCTATCAGCTAACTTTGCAAAGTAGGACATGGGGTCATCATCTTCACTGTCTCCACTACTAGGAGGAGTGTCACTAGTAGTTGGTGTTGTTTTTGATGCCTGATAAGAGTCTTCAAGCTTTTGCATGACCTCTTCTTCAGTGACTCGTTTCTGTTCCGCTGGTGCGTAGTTATCATACTCTGTTTCTTGTGCTGCTTGACGTGTTGACTTTGTACCTAAAACATTATCAAGACGCTTTTTCAGATCATCATAGGATTTGAATTGATCTGGTGCAGTGACGGCAGTAAGAGAGTATTCTTTCTTCCAGATAGCTTCTAGTGCATCATCGTCATCCAAAAGAGGACCAACACTAGCAAACTCAGAACTATCATAGTTCCAGTAACCTGCTACTTTCTTCAACTTCAGTTTGAAGTTTGCTCCCTGCCAGAAGTCAAAGGGATTGATTGCGGTCTCATCCTCAAACTCAGGTTGCATTGCTTCCATGATCTTATCAAAGATCTTCTTACCGAACTTATACAGGAACACTCCACCCTCATTCTGAGGATTAGCAGGATCCTTCACAACATAGATGTTGGCGTAGAAAGAAAGCTTACGTTTCTGTTTACGAACTGTATCTTTGTCTGTATCATTACCACTGTTCCACAACTCACGGTTCAGTTCACCCAGAGGGTCTTTCTGTCCGATAGTGGTGAGTGAGTTCTCGATATACCATCCACCATTACCTTGGAAGGCATGAGAGAACATCTTCACCCAAGGGAGATCTTCTCCATCAGGTGCTGGGAGGAATCGAATGACGGCATAACCGTTACCACTCTTATCCATGACTGGTTTCCATAGGCGTTCATCTGCTCCGCCTTGGCCACCTCCATTCTGTTTTTCCACCTCTTTCACTAGTTTGGCAGTAAGACTACCAAGAGATGATTGCTTCTTAAGGTCTCCGAAACCCATTTGTATACCTCGTATTAGATGTATTTGGCTTGTGTGTCGTGGCTTAGGGATTGACTAGCCCAGTATATTATAACCTAACTTTCACGAATTGACTTTTTCATGTTCTTAATAATGTTTGTCATATTACCAAACACATATGCAATGTCTGTGTTTGGTGGAAACCCCAACATCATTGCCTGTTCCATGATAGTTTCCTTCATTTCTTTGGCTTCAGGATCATCAGACAAACTCATACGTGTATATACAACTCTCTGTTTGTCTAAGAGTTTCTCTAACAACTCTACATGATGAAGTTTATCTTCCTTATTCATGGAAGAAAAGGATTGTATCTTTGTGTATACTTCTTCTTGAAGAATAGAAATTTCTTTTAGTTCTTCTTGAACAATGTCTGATTTAAAAAAGCTCATTCTTCTTCTTCTGTTGTTTCTACTGGGGGATTGTTTGCCTCTTCAATTTGTGACAATACATCAATAGCACCACATATTTTCAGGTATTGTGTTTTTGATTTTTCTAGTTCAGATTGAAGTTTTGCAATTGTGTTTTCAAGTTCATTTCTCTGAGTAATCAAGTTTGTAAGAACTTCTTTTTGATCTAGGCTCATTTTAATACTACCTCTTTTAAAATCTTTTTATATCGAAATATATCGATATTTAGGAAGGGACTATATTTCTTCATTTTCATACTCACTGACTCCCATACTGGATCTTTGAGAGAACCATCAAACCTGTCCTTGTATGAGAGTATTCTATCACAGATGATCAGAGTTTCCAAGGAAACCTCCTTACTGAGATGTTTCTTAAGAAGAATGGGGTGTCCCTTAGAACAATCGAATACATCATCAATCTTATTGTCACCAAATATCTTTTCACACTCTTCCCTGAAGAGATAACTCATACTCTGTTGTTGTTTCTTCCACTCCTGATAAAGAGTCTCACCTTCTCTTACCAGATTACCAATCCAGATCTTAGAGTTATCATCAGACAAGGCATAGTTGGAGATGAATAATTCTTTTATCTCCTGATCATCATACTTCCTAGAGAGTTTCTCGAACCAGAACCTCTGTTTGTTCTTATAAAAGCTATTCAGACTACATCTCACTTTACCTTGATACTTTTGATAATCATAAGACTCACTTGTAAAGTGTCTTGATATACCAAGGTATGTTTTATAAACTTCGTAGTCTGTCACTTTAGGAATCATAAGGGGAGTTTAGAGTATGATGTTCGTTTGAGAAGATTGTTTTCCATGGCTTCCACCTTGATCTTCTCTTTCAATGGTTTGGATATCAGTTTAGGAACTGATTCTACGTCTAAGTTATTCTGTTCACAAAAGTGAATGATAGCATCAACATACTTCATCTCCTTTGAGTTGTGAACTAACTTCTCAATCTCTTCAGCGAACCTTTGAGGGCAATAGAACTTGCTCTCAAAGATCTCGTTTAGTTTCTTCTCTTCAGGATTAAGCATATTCCTGTAATTTGAATTCAATAAACTCAGCAATGTATTTTCCGAGCAAATTGATGTACTTTTTCTTGTCATACTCTTCATAGATTTCAACCTCTCCATTTTCACAGGTCATAATGATTACAAATTTTTTAACGGCGAGACCCTTCATTTCATATAACATACAAGCGTATGCTGCACATTGAACAAAGTAATCTTCAATCCATTCTCTTTTCTTGGGTTTGGCTGATGTCTTGAAGTCAATGATAGCCAGTTCAGGTTCACCATTTTCTCCAGTATGTTCTGCAATACAGTCAACAGAACCGGCAATACCAAGTTCAGTACTATACAATGCAGTCTCCTGACAGAGAATATTATCAATCTTATCCAAGTCAGGTTTAGCCTGTTTGAATAGGTACTGAGACAAGGGAAGAACATCAGAAAAAGTATCTGAGTTATTCAGATACTCTTCAATCAATGTATGTGCATCAGTACCACGATGGGTAGCCTTACGAGTGATGTTGTTGGCTTCTTGTTCACCAACTTTCTTTCTCCATTCCTTAAACTTGTTTCTATTCCTCCAACTAATCACCGAAGTGATAGATGGCATTCTTACAAGTTCCTCAGTTCCAAATACTTTATAGTAACGAACTCCGTCAATACTCTCTCGTTCGATAGGAACGAAAGGAACATCACTATGTGTAAACATTAAAGACCCAATTCGTGTTTTGCAATGATGTATTCCTTAACCAATCCACTTCTACAGATGTCTTCTGCCTGGAACTCTACCGTATCAAAGGATGGC